TGCCCCGGTTCCTTCACCCCCCGAACCTGCGCCACCCTTGAAACTTGCTTTAACAAGATGAGGCCGATCGGTTAAGAACTTCTTTATTCCTGCCTCAACGGGCATTTCAATATCAACACCGTTGGCATCTTTTCCGGGAATAACAACTTGCCCGGCTGCATTCAATTTGGCCTGACCTTTAATCATTGCCAAAACTTCTTCATTGAAACCACCTTGCTTGCTGATCTCATTTGTTAAGGCGTGTTCAATGCGCAAATTATTAATCTCCAAATCCTTTGCGCTTAATTTTGTTGAAAAATCGTTGATCTGCTTTTTAAGATTCCCCTCGGCTTCTTCATACTTTTTTTGTTTAACCAATTCTTCCTGCTTGCCTTGTTCTTGAGATTTTTCAAAATCTGTTTTAAACTTTTTCAGATCATCGATCTCTTTTAAAGCAGGTTCATACTTCGCTTTGATTTCGCCAACGCGGGCATCGAGAGTTTTATCAAAGAAGGCTTGTTGCTCTGCCGTAAATTTAACAGCCCCGGCAGCTTCGCCTTCACCTCTTTGGTTAAACAATAAAGCGCGGATCATGTTGCCAATGTCCATGCTTTTACGCATAATTAAATGCCCTATGATTCCCGTTGTGAATAATGCTAAAGCGATTTGAATTTTACTCATTACTTACCCCCTTGATTTTGACCCCCGGCTTTCCCGGTATTTTGGCCTGCGCCCGTTGCGCCTGCCCCTTGTGGCTGTAACTCATACGGCCCACCTGCTACCATTTGCTTCATCTTTTGAGCGAAACTATTCGCCAAACCTTGCTGCGGAGCATTGGATTTTTGCGTGTTCTTTTTTTCCAATACTGTTATTTCATCAATCATGGTTTGAATATCTTCATCGCTTGCGCGAGGGAATTTCTTCTTAACGATCGCTGACTTAACATCGATCATAAATGTTTCACCCATGCCCAAAGTTGCTTCGGCTTCGGCTTCTGTAATGTCGTCCATAATGTCGGATATGGAAAACTCGTTTGGATATTGAATACTGCCGTCAAACTCCTTACCTTCCCAAGCTGCAAACAACTGCCAGATCCGCAATTCGCCTTCTTCAAAATTGGAAGCCTTGGTTGATAAAGATGAGTTGGTTTGATTAAATGACCACGCCTTTGATACACCGCTTTGAGTATCAACAGTTGCGCCACCTGCGGGCAATGATTTCGCGGATCCGCTGACACTTGCCCCGGCATCGATCTTTGCCAACTGAAAGATCTTAATGATTTGGCGATCGATATGATCGAAGTAAGTTGTTGCGTTGCTTGATGGCGGAGAAACGTATTCTGGCTTGTTCATTCCTTCCGGGTATAGCAATCCCTTACCAGTACCAAGATCAAGCCCTGCGTAGGCATCGCTGTTGCCCTGTAGGGCCAAGAAAGCGAACGTCTGATCCCGCAAGATCTGTCTTAACTCGCTTGACGAGTTATAAATATCCCGGGCAATAAAAGCAATGTCTGCGATCTGTGAGATACCTAAGAAATTGCGTTGACGTTTGCTTTTCTTGTCATAAATGCAAACGATGGGAACTTGACCAAGGCCATGAACGCCATACTCAAGTTGGTTGTAATCCTTATCGTACAAAGTCCAATCTGTGCGAGTCCAAAGACGATATTGGACTTTCTCATTAACATCCCGATCGAACTGCAAAGGATCATCGTTTGCATCCGAGCATTCACGAACTAAAACCCAATATGGAAAACCAAATTCATCCAAGGCCCAATTCAAAATGTTTTGCGGTGAAAAAATTGTGAGGTAAGGAAATGCGCGATTCTCGATCTGATCCAAGCGCGTAACGATTGGCTTTGTCTTGGATATATTTGGACTATCCACAATGACAAAGCAATGTCCATAAACTTGCGCTGAATCTGCGATCATTTTGCGGAAATCCTGAATGCAAGTTCCCATGCGATCAATATCATCTGTTACCTGCAAGATCGTTGATTCGATGGATCCCCAATCTTCAACAACTGCTTGCTTAAAAAGATGATCTGAATAAATATCAATGATCGGAGCGCAGAAATTGTAATAATAACTCATGCCAACGCGCTTGTTATAATCATCGGCGCGCTCTTTAGGGTGCATGAATAAATTGCCGTAAATGATTTGCGTATTTTGTGCCTGACCGTTGACGTATAAATTCCACATCGAATCGAACGGCGCGCCATATTGCTGTTGATGCAAAACGCGGGAGTTTGAATAATCAATCCCGCCTTCGTAACTCTGCAAAAGAAATTCCCAATAACCATGATAACGCCGTTGGATCCAATGAGGCGTTTCAATCAAATCTTTCAAATTAAGTTTTTGATCCATTTAACGGGCCTCGCTTTATTTGCCGTATTTTCTTGGCTGTAACTTTGAACCTGTTTTAATTTCGGCTGCGGGTGCGCCAACGGTTGTCTGCGCGCCCTGATCGTTTTCAACGATTTTATCGGGATCCTGACCTAAATCTATCATCATCTGACGATATTGACGATCGCGCTTTGCTTCCTGTGATCTCTTTTGTAAGTCTTTTTCTTCCTGCCGGGCATTCTTATCGCGCAAATTGTTTTCCTCTGCTTTAACATCGCGAACCATTTCTGACTCAAATCCCTCTGCAACAATTTGGCTTGACTTCATGCCTTGACGGATTTTGGAACGTATGATTTCGCGCTGCGCGATCTTGTTCTTTTGGGTTGCGTCCATATTGCCTCCGATAGATTGATTCTTATTAACGGTATTGCTTCGCCTTTGTAAATAATATGATTTTTTAGTCGCATGAAAAATTAAATTAGAACGCTTGCTTCGTCCCAAGCAAACTCTGAATCCTCTTGACCATACGATTTATCATTTGGCGTTTCCATTTTAATATTTAAGAATCTCGGCCCTTGCCTTGTTCAATGAAAATTCACGTTCAATCATGTACCCAAAGCCGTCCGATGGATGCGTTAAAGAAATATCCCGCGTCTTATCGATCATGGTTGTCCCGGGCTTAAAAGAAACCTGCTCGAGATCGCGCACTAACTTGGGGCATTTGATTGGATTGACCAATACTTTTCTGCGTCCCTTTGAATCGCAGATCATTGCGTTCATTGCGTTAATGCGATCACGCTCTGCCGGATTTGCTAACGGAACTCGAGTTGTGATGCCGTAGGATCCGAGCAGGTCTTTGATGATTTTCCAGTTCGTAACATTGGAAGAAGAATGCCGGGCCTTTCCTGTCGCATCGCCGTATAAATTAATTCCGAGTCGATGTGAAGGATAACGCTGTTGGAAAACCTTGCAGCATTCTTCCGTATTAGAGTTTTGAACAAAGATTTCATCGAATACCCTTACTTCTTTTAATCCATCTGGTCGCAAAAACGTATGTGCTAATGTCCATGCCATCGGATCAACGTTGAAGTCGCAACAAAGATCGATAGCCATATTTTTGTTATACTGGCAAACTTTGAATGCGAGATCCCCTGCATTTTCTTTTCGATTAAATGTGTAATAAACTGCGCCTTGGAAAATAACAAATTTGCCTGCGATCTCTTGTTCGGCAAACTTCGCATCGTAACTCGCGGATAAATCATCAATCGCTGCTGCATCCAAATATGTGTTTTGATACGTTGGGAAAGAAACAATCCCATAACCTTTACGCTTCTCCGCAACAAAAATTTCGTGCATCTCATCAAAAGAGTTTGGGCTTGATGTTATGATGCCTTTGCCATTAGTTGACAAAACGCGCCCGATCAATACCTGCCAGATCTTTCTAAAGTTTTTCCATTCCCTGGCCTCATCACCCCAAAAGCCGACAAAGGTTGCATTACGCAAACGATCCGGGTTTTCCGCACTAAATCCATGAACTTGTCTATCGTTTTTCAAAATGATTATTTTCTTTGATTCGATCTCATGCTTAATAATGTCTTGATTCGCTTCGCGAAATTCCATCCACGTTGTACGATCGAGCATATTGTAAGTTGGCGCGATGATACCGTAAACGCCCTTTGCTGTGGCTGCCAATGCTTCATCCCCGGCTTGTCTGGCCCCCGCAACTGTTTTCCCGCCACGAATGCCAGATAATAGCAAACAAAATCGATAGAGATTATTTGCTGCGTAATGAAAAGCGATCTGCCCTTGATGGGGATTGTAATTTAACAGATCAATATATTTAGTTTTGGTCATAAAATTTTGCAAACTCTTTGTCTGACTTCGGATTTCTTTCAGTTGGCACACCATTAAATCGTAAACGAGCATTTAAGAATCGATCATCTTGCTCTGGTTCCGGCTGTCTTGTAAACTCGGCCTTGCATTTATTTGTAAGCCAGATCGCTAATGACGTTGCATTGGGCGCATACTGTTTAACGGTTGTTGTCCGCATAAACTTACCCTTGTCTTTATCGTAATGGATAACTTCTTCAAGATTAGAATATCCGCAAGCCGATTCGTACAAGGAACGCTTCACCCGCATTGATGCTTCTTTTTCCCACTCTTTTATAGTGTCCAAAAATTCCGGGTTATCTGACAGCCATTTATAAAAAGTTGATCGGGAGATCTTATAGAATAACGCAATATCGCCGTCGGTAAAGCCACGAAGAACCAACTGTTTTAATTGCTCTTTATCAATCGTTTTTGTTTTGGAAGGACGACCCGCACGTTTAGGCTTGATCTTTGCTTTGGCTTTCATTGGATCTCCCGGTTGATTTAAGTATATGCACATAAAATCCCATGCGTAAAGAAATAACTGAAAAATCTTTTTACGCAAGCCTTTTTATATGTTATAGATAAAACCATGCAAGACAAAAAAATCCTTATTCTTTGCCCTTCCCGCGAACGTCCTGAACTCTGCGAGAAAATGCTTAAATCAATTAAATCGACTTCTTTGAGATCTTCTATCCGATTATTATTGGACATGGATGATCCAACGCTTGAGCAGTATAAAGAGCGTTGTTATAAATTTTGCGATAGCATGGTTATTGACTTCCGGCAGCCGATCACAGATCTAATCAATAAAAACTTCATGTTTTCCGCAGATTGTTTTGGATGGTTTTCCGTAACCAATGATGATTTCATTTATAAAACTGATGGATGGGATCAGAAGTTGATAGATCTTTTGGATGGTAAGCCCGGCATTGCTTATGGCAATGATCTAATGCAGGGCCACAACCTGCCAACAACTTCTGTTATTTCCCGGGAGATCCCGGAGTTGCTTGGATGGTTACAGATGCCAACGCTCACGCATCTATTTGGCGATACCGTTTGGCTGCATCTTGGTATTGGCGCAAAGTGTATTTATTACGCCAAGGACGTTATCATTGAGCATTGCCATTACTTCAACAACAAAGCCACGCAAGATGCCATTTACAAGCGCACGAATGGCAAAGAAATGTACGATCACGATGTGCTTGCTTTTCTGCGTTGGAAACATAACCAATTACCTAAAGAAGTTGAACTGCTCCAAGGATTGCTTGCCGATTATCACGCTGCCCGCGCATTGAACCCAAAAGACTAAGCCAAAAGAATTTTCTTGACATTGCCCGGCTATCTGTTAAACTTAACGTAACTGGAAACGTAACCGTCAACGTAAAGAAAGGATTGGATATGAGAAATACATTCGAGCGTAACCATACAGCAAGCGCATATAGAGGTATCCGAAAACTATTGCGCGGTACGCCCCCGGATCCCGGTATTGCACAGGCCCGGCAAGAGGTATCGATTCTAAACGGCATCTTAATTAAAGCATTTTTGGTTTTCGCTCTTGTGGTTGCTTTCTGCATTATCGCCAAGGCCGATCAATGCCAAGATCCTGCATTAAAGCCGGAACTTGTGAAAGCCTGTTATCAGATGGAGAAGGTTTGTAAAGAAATCGGATGCAGCGTTGCGCTGCGTTAATTAAACAACAATAAAAAAGGAGCAGAAATGGCAATCGAGTTATTAACAGAGCGTTTGGAAATTCGCTTAACAAAGCGCGACAAAAAGATCGCTCAAAAACTTTCAACCAAATTGAGCGTTGATCGTAGGATAAGCGAAGCGAAAGTTATGCGCATGGGCCTGATCGATCTCGCGCATAAGCACAACGTAAAAACTGACAGTTAAACGAAGTCCCTATTCTTTGGAGGCATCATGGAAGCAAAATTAAAGATCACGAAATTACGCATTAAGAATTTGTTTGGCATCAAAGAGTATGAATCGGATGGCAGCGATGTTGAATTGACAGGAACCAACGGAGCCTGCAAAACTGCCGTCCTTGACGCGATCCGCTATGGTTTCACCAATAAAAGCGATCGCGAATATTTAATCCGCAAGGGCCAGAGCGAAGGCGAGATATTGATCGAACTTTCCAATGGTCTAAAAATTCTCCGCAAACCCCGCATTGATAAGGCCGATTATCGATCGATCCGCGTTGGTGAAGATAAGGCAGAAAAATCCGAAGGCTTCTTGCGCGAGATCTTTACCGAACTACAACTCAATCCAATCGATTTCCTGTTTATGACAGAGCAGGAGCAAAATCGCATTATCTTGGACATGATCGATTTTAAATGGGATCTGAATTGGATCAAAGAGCAGTTTGGCGAAATCGTTCCCGATGTTAATTATGAACAAAATATCTTAAACGTCTTGCATGAGATCCAAGCGGACGAAGGATATTATTTTCTCACCCGGCAGGATCTTAACCGCGAAGTCCGCAACAATCTGGCATTCATTGAAGATATAGGCGCAACACTTCCGCCCGGCTATGATGCAGCGCATTGGGAAGAAATAAGCCTTGGGGATCTCTATAAGAAAATCGCCAAGATCAAGGCTGACAATTCCATTATCGAAAAGGCCAAGGCTGCGCTTAAAGATCGCGACGCTAAGATCAAGCAATTCAAAACAGATTTTGAATTGGAGAAGGAACGTTTAATCAATAAAGAAAACGAATATCTTTCTCTACAAAATACCGTTATTGCGGATCTTGAAAATAGCCTCATTCAAGCAAAAGAGCGCATAAAAGAGATCCAACGCAATGCAACCAAAAACCATGAGATCAACGAATCAAATTATAAAGCCAACATCGCATCGTTTGAAGGGGAAGTTAAAACACATGAGAAGGCAGCAACGCTCGAGCCGAAGCCATTCAAAGAATTGCAGGACGAAGCCGAGAATGCTGAAAAAATGAAAGCCTTCATCAATGAATATAAGCGCATGATCGAATACCAAAAAGAGATCGTTAAGTTAAATAGGAAGGCCGACAAACTCACCGAGAAGATCGAACACGCCCGCGCATTGCCCGGCGTTATCTTGGAAACGTCAAAGATCCCGGTTAAAGGTTTGTCGATCGTTGATGGGATCCCGCTTATCAAAGGGCTGCCAATATCCAATCTCTGCGAAGGTGATAAGTTGGAATTATGCGTTGAAGTCGCAATGAAAGGCGTTGACACCTTAAAACTCTTGCTGATCGATGGCGTTGAACGTCTTGCAACTGTCAATCGTGAATCATTGTATAAAATGCTTAAACGCCGGGGCGTTCAATTCGTCGCCACGCGCACAACGGATGATGAAGATCTAACGGTTATACACCTATGAGCGCGCATAATCCTTGTCGATGTGAGGGTAAAGACAGAAAGAAAAATTGGGTTGTTATCCAACGTAACTGCAATCATTCGGCCTTTAATGGGTATAAAAAAACATGGTCGAGATATTCGCACGTTATTTGCTTAACGCCGGGCTGCATGGGATCATTCAGAACAAAAAGCGAAATTGTTTTATCATTACCAAGCGCAAAATTAAATGAATATGGACAATGGGAAAGGTTAAGGCTATGAGCGACATTGGAAAGATCCCGGTTAAGGGAAAATGTAAATGCGGGCAAGAGATCGTTTGGGTTAAAACAAAGACGGGCCGGAATATGCCCGTCAATGTTCCAAAATTCGATGATGGCGAAAGCAGGCATGAAGCCATCACAACCGCGATCGAATTTAACCCGGACTATATGACCTCACATTTCGCAACCTGTCCTTTTGCTGCCAGATTTAGAAAGCCAAAAGAAACAATCATTGGCGATGGCACAACGATTGGCGGTGTCTTGTGAAATTCTCTGAACATCCAAAAGTTATCGCTGCTAAGAAGTTGCTTAAAGAAGCAGAGTTGGAATTTATCGCAGAAGCAAAGGAAAGAGAATCAAACCATCTTTGCCAATGCGGTCATGCCCGAAAAGATCATGGCCCTGCGCATAGCATTAACTATACAGGCGGATCTTGTAATAAATGCGAATGCCTAAACTTTTTGTTTGACAAACGCCCCTGATCTGATAGAATATCCGTAACAGTAAACGTAAACGTAATTAACAGGAGGGAATATGGGAGCAAACGAATTAAGCGCAGAGGTTATAAAAGAAAAGGGAGCAGCGCAAGATATGATAGTTAGTCGCGTTGCCCAAGAGGTACAGGCATCAATGATCGTCGCCAAGAAATTTCCCCGGGATGAAAACGAATCGCACAAGAAGATCATGCGCTCATGCGCCCGGATCGGATTGGCGCAGGTTGCAGAATATACCTATCCCCGAGGAGATAAGAAGGTTAGCGGGCCATCTATACGTTTGGCAGAGGCCATTGCGCAGGGATGGGGAAATATTGATTATGGCATCATTGAACTTGAAAACTCCCGGGGAAAATCCGAAATGATGGCTTATGCTTGGGATAAAGAAAGCAATACTCGCGTTACAAAGGTTTTTAGCGTTGAGCATAAGCGCGATACTCGCCAAGGATCCTATGCCTTGACAGATGCCCGCGACATTTACGAAGCAACGGCAAACTTTGGAGCGCGTCGCGTCCGGGCCTGCATACTTGGGATCATTCCGGGCGATGTTATCGATGCAGCAATCAAGGAATGCCGAAAGACGATCAAAGGCGAGAATAAAACGCCGATCGAGGATCGGATCAAGATAATGCTCACAACGTTTGAAAAGGAGCATCGCATCGATACAGCAGCGATTGAAGAATATATTGGCTGCAAGGTTAAAGCGTTTACAGAAAATGATCTCTTTAAATTGCTTGGCATCCATCAATCGATTATGGATGGAATGTCTGCCCCGGCAGATTATTTCGGCAGGCCCGAAGCTGCAAAGCCAGTTGTTGAGGTCAAGGATGCTCTTGGCGAGAAGAAGGCCAAGGAGTTTGAAGCGATACGAGTTAAACTTCGTAAAACCTATCCTACCGAAGAAGATTGGCAGATCGATGCCCGGGCCAAAGAGATCCAAGAAGGCGGAGCAAAATGATACTAACATCCGAGAACTATCATTCAAAACCAATGCGCAAAAAATTCTTTGGCGTTTCTCAATACAAAGATTTTTGCGGAACACTTGGACAACCCGGATGCGAAGCGATGGCCGTCGCCAAGATGAAAGGCGAATGGGAAGAAGAATTAACGCTTCCGCTTTTAATAGGATCATACGTTGATGCTCACTTTGAAGGAACTCTCGGAGTTTTCAAAGCGCAGCATCCACAATTATTCAAACGCGATGGCGATATTAAATCTGCATTCGTAAAAGCAAATGACATTATTAAAAGGATCGAACGGGATCCCGTTTTTATGATGCACATGGCAGGCAAGAAGCAGGTTATTTATACCGGGATGCTTTTCGGCGTTGAATGGAAAATAAAGATCGATTCGTTTATAAAAAATATCGCAGCCGTTGACTTAAAAATCATGGCATCTTTGCGAGATACTTTTTGGGTTAAAGATTATGGCTATATGTCTTTCGTTCCGTTTTGGGGATACGATTTACAGGCAGCCATTTATCAAAAGATCATTGAGATCAATACCGGGAAGATCGTTCCATTCTATATCGCAGCAGCTTCCAAGGAACCTGTTACCGATATTGAGATCATCGGCTTTAGACAGGGTGATCTTGATGATATTCTTCCATCCGTTGAGGCCAACGTAAAAAGGATCGATCAGATCAAAAAGGGAAAGATCACGCCCGATCGATGCGGGATCTGCGATTATTGCAAATCAACAAAAGTATTAACCAAACCAATTCACTTCTCGGAGTTAATCACTAAAGTTTAAGGATCTCTTATGGAAAATCAGAAAACAGAAATTAAAGAAGTCGATCAAATTGAAATGAAAGCGATCCTTGATCGTGAGATCCCGAAAGCAAAAGCATTGCTCGAGTTGCCCGGCATAGAAGGCTTTGCGGTTATGGTTGTTTCAAATCGATTTGGCCTAAAGGCATCAATCCATGCTCCAAACGATGCTGCCTATCAAATCGTTTGCATGATGGATAGGTATCAAGTAAGCATTGCGGACGTTATTAAAAAATATTTGGAGAAGGGAGGTAAAACATAATGGCAGGAACGCTTGGTTTTATACTAATGTTGGTCTTGTATTTTTTGCCAACTTTAAACGCTTTCCATTCGGGCCATAAGAACGCGCAATCGATATTTGCGGTTAATCTTTTGTTTGGATGGACGCTGATTGGTTGGGCAGTTGCTTTAATTTGGTCATTGAGTGAATAATTTAACTGATCGCCCGGCGCGCTTAGACGGCATGGGCCGAAATTAGCACCGCGCCAAACGGCATGGGCCAAATCGGAGGCAATAGGGCGATCATCCTAATCTTTGGAGGGTATATGTTCAAACGTTTAATTAGAAATGCAGTTTTATCGATCATTCAAGAAATATCGAGCAGGCCAAAACCTGTCGGTATTGCGTTATTCAGATCCTATACCTCATGTATGGGCATGGGAACAACGTTCGCGCATCCTGATACGCCGTATGTTGGTGGCCCGGGTTTTAACGCATTCGATTATCACGAATTTACTAAAGATGATATTACAGACGATGTTGATGGCATGATTAAGATCAAGGGCGTTTGGTTCAAAGAAGATGAGGTTTTCTTTTATAGCAATCCTGCATTGACAGACTATAAAAAAGTTATGGGCGTTAAATACCCAAGCCTTGGGCCTTGGACTTCTATCCATACGCTTTACGATCATGGGTTAAGCGTTTCTTATGGTTTGTTCGGAGCAGAGAATCACTTTTACGATCGTAAATTGCGTGAAGAAATCGAAAAGAAAATGCAGGAGATAACTTCAAAATGAACGCCCACAAAGAAGAAAACATTGATGAGGCGAAGCGACTTTTTAAGGCTGCCGGGTTTGAATGGGAATCGTTCAATAATGGTTATCATTGGAAAGTCGCGGGCCTTGACTTCTATCCATCGACGCATAAATGGATGGATCTCAAAAATGATTTTCGCGGTGAAGGTGTTGAAGAATTTATTAAATACACCCAAGCCCGGAAGCATAAGGAAGTTGCCGGGCGTATATTAACAGTTGAGCAGATCTTCGATCTGGCAAAAGGATCCAAAGACAAAAGCCTTTTCGGTATCTGCGAAACAATCCATCGAGGTATATATCCATGAATGCAAATCAAGGACAAAAAGCACAGATCCTAAATCATCTTAAACTTTTCGGCTCGATAACAAGTTGGGAAGCAATAGAGAAATACCATATCACTCGATTGAGTGAATATATTAGGTCGCTTCGCAATGATGACGGATTAAGAATAACTGATGCTTGGAAAGAAAAAGATGGTAAGCATTGGAAAGAATATTATTTATCAACAAATGACGGCCAATTAAGTTTTGCATAGGAGGATTTATGGAGAAGTCGCCAATTCATGCGCAAGTTATCGATAGGTTTAAAAACGAACTTCTCATTGTTCTTGTTAGGAGGCTTGGAGGAAAAGTATCTATTCCCTGCAATGAAATCGACGCTACCGAAGGAACGGCTTTAAAATTTAATATTGATGCGCAAAGAAATTTTAATTTTGAATTGGTATATAAAAAATAGAGAGGAAAACTATGGGAAAAGGCAAAGGATGGCAGAACGATAATATGGAAAGAGAACTTCATTCGATCAAGTGGATTGACAATAATACCGCAACTCGCTTAACCAATGAAGTTAATTTGCATTGTGAGATCTTTGACGAAGGTGGTCTTTGGTCTATTAAATTGCTCGGCACAGCAGATCACGAACACCATCTTGTCGAGGATGCAGCAATTTTATTAAAAAAGATGGCAGAGGTTAAATGTGGAGGTGGGCATTGAAAAACACAATGAAGCAAGCCATGATTAAAGTTTCGGATGTTCCTGAAATCCCGGGCCGTCTTTTTCAAGTCATGGTTCCATTATATCAAATCGAGCGCGATCGTTTTTGGCAATATCGCGTTATTTGGTGGTTAATTGTTTTGGTTTGGAAAAACAAAATCACAAAGACAGGAGGAATAAATTGAAAAGACAAGAAGAAAGAAATATCCAAATAGTTTTTGTAGGATGGATCCGGGACAACTATCCAGAGGTTATAACGATAATTAGTCCTATCGTTAAGTTTGGTGGATCTCCAACGCAAAGACTTATCCAAGGACGAACGCAAAAATTAATGGGTTACATGAAAGGAACGCTTGATATTTTCTTTCCACATCCCCGCAATGGATTTCATGGCCTATTTATAGAGTTAAAGCAAGAGGATGGGTCAACATCGGTGGAGCAAAAAGATATGATCCAACGTCTTAACGTTCTTGGTTATGTCGCAGTTTCGGCCTATGGGCTTAATGAGGCCCGCAGGATCTTCCAAGAATATTATCTTGGTAAATTTCAATGACAAAATTACAGATCAAACAAATCGCTGCGCAGGCTTCAAACAACGAGAGCAGATCTTGTAAAGGCAAAGTTCGATACAAAAGCCTAAAGGCCATCAAGAATGCGATCGAACAGATTAAGCAAAAACGCAGCGTTCAAATAAAAGGATTTAATAACGAAGCCTATCATTGCCAGTTTTGTGATGGTTGGCATTTAGGAAATAAGGTGAAATATGCAAAAAACGCATGAATTAAAAATCTTGCCCTATTGGTTTAAGGCTTTACGCGACGGAAGAAAAAAGTTTGAAGTAAGATTAAATGATCGCGACTATAGCCCCGGAGATCTTGTGGTCTTTAAAGAGTTTACAGTTGAGAATCAACAATATACAGGAGAAAGATATTGGGCGCAGATTGGCTTTGTTCAAGAACTTGGCCCCGGAATAAAAGAGTGTTACTGCGTCTTTGGCATTGAGCATGGATCCCGGATACAAAAGAGGAAATATAATAAAATTTATCGCTTGAATCATAACGAAAAAAGAAACAAGGATCGCAAGAATAATTACTCAAAATCTCGTCCAGAAAAAAGAAAAAGTAACGCTTGGACAGAAGCCGATATAAATAAATTGCGTCTTGCTCATTGGCATAAAACAGATCGTCAATTAGCAAAAGAATTAGCAAGATCAGTTCAAGCGATTCAACAAAAAAGATATAAATTAAATCTTGACGCAAAAAAGAATCTCATTTAAACTTTTAACCATGTCTTGCGAAAAAGGAAAACATGAAAGCAAACCAAACCATCACATATCCGTCGATTAATAGTCGTCGGCTTTTTTATGCCCGCAAGGGCGAGATCCCCGGTTCCTTTCTCGCAAGACAGGATTCGAGAGCCTTAAAACAGCTTTCCCGGGGATTCTTTTTGTTGTGCATAACATTGCATAACCTGTTGATAACTCAACTTCCCAATGCTTATATATATGGCAGCAAAGTTATCCACATATTAACAGCCCCTACTACTACTATTTTCCTCTTTCGAGGATCGAAAAGCAGCAGTATTAGTAAAGCGATTGCCTGTGGATAACTTGATAAAAAATGTCGTAACTAAACAAAAGAGCAATAACTTACAACAATTCACAATCTGTTAATATCCTGTGCATAACCTGTTAACAGTTGTGGATAACTTAAAAGGAGATCGTATGCCAGTTGTAGCCCCAATGCCAGTAACAGTTTACGCTAAATATGAATTTAGCGAAGATGAAAAGAAGCAGTTAGGCCAAGAATTAGCCGGGAAGATCGACCGGGCCGAAGGATTAAAGACGGAAAAGAAAAGCCTTGTTTCAGAGATTAATGAGCGTATCGATGGCGCGCTTAATGATATTAAAAAGATCTCGAGCAATATCAACCTTGGATTTGAAACAAGATCCTATACCTGCAAGGTTGAGAAAAATTTTAAATTGAAGATCAAAGAGTATTACTGTATCCATTCCGGCAAGTTGATCGAAACAAAGAAATTTGAACCGCATGACTTCCAACAAACCTTCGATGATGTAAAGCAAGATGATAAAAAAGAGATCTCAAAATCCGGGAAGGATATAAATCCATCGATAGGACAAGGACTTGATATTTTAGCGACCAAGGAAGAAAAGAAAAAGGCCGTTGGCAAAGCGTTTGATAAAGAAGCAACAAAGATCTTAAATAAAGCTGGGATCAAAAAGAACGGTCAACCATCAAAGGCGAAAAAATGATATTGATCGTCTATCTTGTGGTTTGCGCGCTTATCACGCATTGCGATTTAATGTTCCGCATGATCCCTGACCGATTTGTTTTGGTTGGAATTATTGGAGCAATGATATTAAATTGCGATCGATCTCTTGGGTTTATTGGATCCGTTGAAGGAATGCTGATCGGCGGTGGATCTATCTTTATCGCAGGCATCCTTTGTTTTCTTATATCGAAGAAGCCCGCGCTTGGTGGTGGGGATCTTAAATTACTTGCCATGATCGGCGCATTTTGGGGATGGCAGGTTGCTTTAACAACCTTTGCCATCGCCCCGATCATGGGATCACTTTGGGCCGGGATCCTGAATCGAACAAAATTGCCTTATGGAATCTTTTTAATCGTGGCATCATTTATTGCCTTAATTATTGGGAGAGTTTATGGATATTAAAGTTTCGCTGTTTGCTTCTGCTGTCCGGATACCATTTTATAAAGTGTTTCTAGATTCTTTGGTTGGAACGACGGAGAAGATCGAAGTTGTTTTCTGTGGCCCGAATACTGAAAAAGAGATCATGGAAGGCTTTCCCGGCTGCCTTTTTATAAAAGAGGAAGATTTTATAACCGAAGGGTTTTTAACAACGATGAATTATAAGGGAATCTTGTTTAAATATCTTCATTCCAAAAATATCAAACCTGCGCAATGTTACGAAGCTGCGCGCCGGGCCTGTCGTGGTGAAACAATCGCTTGGACGGCTGACGATGCAGAGCATACGCCAGATTTATACGGCAAAGCATATCGATTTTGGAAAGATCTTAATAATGAGAAAGCAATCCTTTCAATCCAAACCGAAGAAAATGGTATGTACTGCAATATGAAAGTTCATTCCTTTTTTGGCTGCCAGTTCCATACGCCGTTAATGGCTCCGCTTGCCCTTATGTCCGGGGCTTATTGCGAGAAACTTGGCGGATTTGATAGACGATATATATGTGGACAATATGAAAATGAGTGTGTTATGATGGCCGTTGCAGATGGAGGATGTGTAAAAATATTTGGAGATAGAGAAAATAAAATCATCCTCGATCACTATCGCAGGCATGGAATAAAACGGCCCTTTGCCACAGGATATAATCATGATCGAGAGATCCTTGAAAAATCTTGGACAGATGGTAAAGGTAAAGTTTCTTTAGTTCGGAATGATAACCATGAGCCATATGAATCAGAAGGGATTTTAGAAACCTCTCAATCTTATAAAGGACAATGGGAATAAATGCCAAGTGGAATTTATAAAAGAAAGCCTGAACAAATTAAAGCACTCGTGGAAATGAACAAGTCGATTTCTCATCGCAAAAAAGTTAGCAAGTCTTTAATAGGACATAAATTCACAAAAGAAACACTTAAAAAAATGAGCAAAAATCATGCCGATTTTAATGGTGATAAAAACCCTAATTGGAAAGGCGATAAAGTTGGAGTTATTGGAGTCCATATTTGGTTAAAAAAATATTTTAAAAAAACTATGATTTGTTATTTTTGTAGGAAGAAATGCCTTACAGATTATGCTTTACTTAAAGGTAAAAAATATCAAAGAATGCGTGAAAATTTTGTCGAATTATGCCGTAAATGTCATGTTCATTACGATAGAAATATCACAACCTACATTGTGGAGGGTAAATGAGCGAAAACATACTAATTACAGGAATTACGGGATCCGGTGGATCTTACCTTGCCGACTATATTCTCGAATATCATCCCCGCGTTAAGATCTTCGGCCTGCATCGATGGCATTCCGCAGGAACATTAAACAATATCGAACATATAAAGGATAAGATAACCGTCCTTGAATGCGATCTCTTGGATCTTTCATCCATAATCCGGGCCTTAGAGATCTCTAAGCCTTCGCGGATATTTCACCTCGCAGCCTTTGCAAATGTTCGCAAGTGTTTTGATACCCCGATCGCAGTTGTTAATAATAACACGATGGGAACCGCAAATCTTCTTGAGGGGATCCGATTAGTTTGCCCGGAAACTGTTTTGCAAATGTGTTCAACTTCCGAGATCTATGGCAATCCTCTTAATTTCCCCATGACCGAGCAACATCCAATGAAACCTGTTAATCCCTATTCGGCTTCTAAATTAGCGCAGGAGGCTTTATCTTATGCTTATTTTAAATCATTCAACCTCAAGGCTATTATTACAAGGATGTTTGCTTATATTAACCCCCGTCGAAGGGATTTGTTTGCTACTGCTTTTGCGTATCAGATCGCAGAAATTGAAGCGGGAAAGAGGAAATTTTTATCTCATGGGAATCTTGATAGTATTCGTACCCTTATTGATGTTCGCGACGCTATGCGCTCTTATTGGATAGCATCGGAACAATGCGTTTTCGGTGAAGCATATAATATCGGCGGAGTTGATGTTATTTCTGTTGGCGATTTCCTTGAGATATTAAAAAAGCATTCCAAGGTTGAGATCATATCCAAACAAGATCCCGCGCTCATGCGCCCGGTGGATGTTACCAAACAGATCCCGGATACAACAAAATTTGATGCTTTAACAGGCTTTAAATGCAAATATTCTCTCGACAATTCTGTTGATTTCCTTCTTGAGCAAGTAAGAAGGGAGGTTAACGCAAAATGATATTTATATTTGTCGGCATCTTCTTTTTAGGATTTATTGTTGGCGGGACAACTGTTTTTATGTTAATCATTCGCAATTTTAAATAGGAGCAAGCATGACACAGGACGAATTTAAAAAAGTTCTATTGGACGAGATAACCTCGCATCCAAAGACAACATGGATCCCATACGCAGATGCTTGCGCTATCGTGGATGTAACGTTTGAAACGTTAAAAAAATTAAGCGAGGAGATTAAGTGAATTGCTTAGATTGTGGGAAAATTACTTCTATAAAGAGCAAAGCAAGATGTATTTCTTGCGCAAATCGTCATAGAAACATAACACATAGAGGCGATAAAAGTTATTTTTGGAAAGGAAAAGACGCTTCTTATGTGCAAAAACATAAATGGATCAATCAAATTTTAGGGCAAGCCACTTTTTGCAACGAACCTAATTGCTCAAAAACTTCAAATTTTTATGAATGGGGAAACATTTCGGGTAAGTACCTTCGTGATGTTTCAGATTATAGGTCAATGTGTCATTCTTGTAATATAAAAATGGACAATAGAAAGAGAGATAAAAATGGAGTATTTATTAAGCGTTCTTGTTCCGTCTATTAGGCCAAATAATTTACAAAGACTTTATGAATCTATAGAAAGGTCATTTTTTGGAAGTTTTGAAATGATTGTGATTGGGCCATATCCTTTGCCTGATGTATTGAAGGATAAGAAAAATATTAAATGGATTGAGGATTTTGGCTCACCTATCAGAGCGCAACAAATTGGATTAAATCATGTGCGGGGAGTTTTTGTTTCGTGGGCAGCGGACGACGGATTCTTTCTTGATAACGCATTAACCATTGCATTCAATAAATTCTTTGAAGGCGTGATCGATGCTGCCGTTGCTAAAAACCATGAAGTCATTTTGAAGGCAATGGATTGGCATGACTCTCCCGGGATCGCATTCGATTATAAGAAACTCGTCATGGGTAAATATCAAGAAGGGCCACGATTAAACGATGGCATGGAAAAGGATTGGTATTATATTTTATCAAACCATGAGTCAATGAAGATGCCCGGTGTTATTAAAGGATTTTATATGCTTAACGTCGGTCTTGTGCCAACTAAACTTTTGCTTGAGGTTGGCGGTTGGGATGCTGCAAGTTTTGAAGTTTGTCCAATGGCGTACAACGATTGCGCTCTGCGTCTGCAAAACTTTGGCGTTGAGTTTTTAATCCAAGATGAAATGATGTTTTCCTGCTCTCACTTGCCCGGACTATCGGGAGATCATGGCCCGATACATAACGCGCAAACATATCACGACGAGCCATTGTTTAAAACAATTTATAAAGATCATGCGGTAACAAGAATATTTATCGATCTTGATAACTGGAAGCAAGCCCCGGATCGATGGCAAAGGAGGTTCGGAAAATGAAACTTATACCATTTAGGATCAAGAGAAGTGATATTGATCGTCTTATCCACAACCTGCAACACTTAAAGAAAATGTGCGATAAGCAAGACAACCCTCGTCTTGTTTCAGTAAATCTTTTAGAGGCCAAAAGCGACAAGAAGATCCTTGGCGTATTTCCTCAAAAGCATTACCGGGTTGTTGTGAGCATTGATCGGATGAATCAATGAGTTCCCAACGTAAGATTTGCCAACGATGCCGTTGCGAAGTAAAAATTAAGAAAACCCTTACTTATGCCATGGCTATGAGATTTGATATTTCTTGCAGTTGTGTATCAACCCATGGATGGAGCGAGAAACAGGCATTGAAAGAGTACGCCAAAAAACAAAAGGAGAATCCATGATTAAGAAAATGATTAAGGGCAACAACTTGGAAGTTTATACAGTTGAAATGACAACCGAAGAATTGGGCCAGTTGATAGATAATGTCATTGAAGCGGTTGACAAATCAAAATTTGGCCCGGTCATGGAATATGGCGGAACGGCTATGCAGCCTCAAAAGGTCGTTAATCAAGTCGCTTTCCCGGTGTTTTTGCAGGTTTTGACTTCTCTTTTAGGCGATGTTGACACCGTTACCTTGATCCCCGATGGCCCCAAGTCTGATTTAAGCCTGAATTAACGTTTCACGTTTTATTTCACATAAACTTTAATGTTTATGTTAAACTAAATACATGATAAAAACTAAAAAGACAACTTGCTCCAAATGTAATATATCACCTCACGCAAAAAATTCTAAATACTGCAATGCCTGTCATGCTGCAAATATGAGGGTTTGGCGCATAACTCATGTGCTTAACCCTCTACAACGTAAGAAAATGGTTTGTCGTAGTTACACTCATGTTTATTTGAAGCGCGGGAAATTAACTAAACAACCTTGTGAAGTCTGCGGAGATCCTAAATCCCAAATACACCATGACGATTACGATAAACCGCTTGAAGTCCGTTGGTTTTGCAGGCCCCACCACTTAAAAAACCACAAAGAAAATCCCGGGCTTTAAATCGCCCGGGATGCTTTCATGGCTACCATACCACGAAATTTTAAAGATCGTTCAACCTACATGGCAAAAAGGCATATAGGAAACGATTTTAGGAGGCACTTGCAGGAGCAGCAGGTGTATTAGCGGTTACGGCTGCGCTAATCTTGGCCTTGTTTGCTTCGACCGCAGCAAAGATCGCATTGATCTTGTCTTGGTCTGCCGGGGCAACGGTGGTGTTTGCCAAAGCTGCTGCTAATTGCGTTTGAATCGAACCGACTAACGCAATAATGCTATCATCAACGGTTGATTCGGATTGAACGTCTGCTAACAACTGATCCAATGTTTCGTTTTCCATTGCTTCCCCCTTGATTAATAGATCGAGTTTATTCTCGATCCGTTTTTGATTTTTCTCTATCCTGTCCAACTGATCTTTGAGATCTCTAAGCCAGATCATAGGATCCTTTCTTCATGCAGCAGCCGGGGCCGGAGCCGGGGCAACAACCGCAGGAACGCTTGAAAACAACTTCTCAATACCCAAAACAAGGCTTGGCACAACGCCTAACACGCCCGCTAACACAGGATGGGCAGTTAAATACGTTGTAACAGATGGATCTGCAACAACTGCAACGATTCCCGTTGTTGCGGTTGCTAACAAACCTTTCCAAATTCTCTGCCAAACTGATGCAGCAGTTGAAGGCGAAGTTGTTGAGGCCACCGTAAAAGCCCCGGCAAAAGCGTTTGCTACATCCTGAACCAATCCCGTCCAAAGCCCAACATTGGAAGTCGTAACAACTGGAACGCCACCATTCTTGCGGATCTGCGTTCCACGCTGAACTGAAAAGATCCATCCTGCAATAAAGGTAACAGCAACACCGATCGGGACAGCAAAAGGAACTGGCAGGCTTGCAACCGTATTACCGATCTCTTGGGCCTTAGTTGCCGGGGCAACTTCACCATTAACCATCGGTGTTTGATCGCTCAACTGCTTGTCCGCAACTGCTTGCTTAATTGCTGCGCAACCGCTTAAAGCCAAAACGCCTATTAAGAATAGGAACAACATTTCTCTTTTCATACTTCACCCCCCTTGGTTGATTAGAACATTTTCAATGCCCAATTCATCGATATTGCGATCGCCAACGAACGTGCAAGATCTTCCCATAAAAAATCGAAATTGCCAATCTTAAATGCGGATCCGGCCCGGATCTGAAATGCGCCAATAACTAAAGGCATTCCAAACAAAGCCCAAGGATTATTGCAAACCAAACAAGCGATCGAGATCCCAAGAGAAACCCAAAGCGCGTAAATGATCCGCGTTTCAGTATCATTTTGTTTGTCGAATTTTGCGATCCAACTTTTTTCACCATAACCGAATGCTAATTCAAATCCAAGCGACCATGCCAGAAATCCCCACCACCAAGGATCCGGGCTTTTATCGATGAAATGATGGACAAAATAGATCCCGGAAATACTTAATGCAACGCCGACGGGACGGATCCACTTCATCGTTTGACCGCCCCACATATAAAACAACACCGCTAAAGGAATTGACCAAGGTATTAAAATCATATCCGCACCTTTTACATTTACCGCGCCAAGGGAACAACCCGCAGCGCGGGCAAGTCATTATAAATTAGCCCAAACAATATTTTGATTTGCCAGAATAGTTGTTAAAGTATCGATCTCCGTTTGATTTAATTTGCTTGCTGATTTAAGCCCCAATGCCATTACCTTCATCCCTGAAAAATTTTGGAAAGTTGCAAGATCTTTAACTATTGCATAATAAGGTAAGATATTTGCATCCGCAGCAAAAGCAGTTAAGAGATCAGAGCAAAATTGATCGACATTGAAAACCTGTGCTGCTGTCAAAGGAGCGACGTAAATAACAATCGCATCCAACGTTGCTTGATCTGCAACCTCGACTTGAGTTAATCCTTCTGACGGATCGGAATGCTCGCCAATAGGGAACTCGTATTTGCTAACAACATTATTATTTGAATCTTTAAAATATCCGAAGCCTGTCGTTACTTGCATAAATCCTCCTAAGATCCTGATGGTCTGAAATACATTGCGGAAGATCCGCCGGGATTAGATAAGTCTATACGATAATAATCACCCTTCTTTACTGTAAAAGACATACAATCGCCGATTGTAACGCCCCCGGATCCTTGAAAGTATCCTTTCAATGTGCTTGGACTTGTGCTGCTATCAGTATATCCTGCGCCAACTGTTTGAGGGCCACCGTTAACGTTAGTACAATAACCCTCAACGATCCCGTCTGTTGCAGCCTGATAATTTGTTCCGAATGATTTAGAAACAGATGCGCCATAACCAACAACGGCCCCGATTGAAACAACATTTGCTTGAAGGATATTATTTGAACCATCGGTTAATAAAGATCCTATCTGACGATAAAAAGTAAAGCCCGATGGCGCGGATGAACTTGTTGAGAGTTTACAAAGGAATGTTGTTGCGCTCGCATCTGCGACTATATAAACATAATAAGTCGTATTAGAAGCAACGGAGCCAGTATCAAGCATCGTAAAATCAACTGTCAAAGGTGAAGTATTTCTTCTAAAGCGTAGATTTCCAGATCCATCCGGGATCGAAATTTCTCCGGCTGCAACCGTTATATTAGACGATGAATTATAAGCAACTAAACATCCTTGCTTATAATTATAAAGCACATTCTTGAACGATTCTGTAAAACTTTGATTGCATCCCATAACGCCAAGCATTGTTTCGATCGCTGTTACCTCGTCATAAGGTGAATTAAAAAGAGATGCAACGAGTTTTGTTACCCCGTCAACAACTGACGAAAAAGTTTTTAATGTATTCGGATATGATGCCGACATAAGATCTCCTTAATATTGCTGCAAGTTAGCGAGAGAATTATCAATTCGCTTTAAAATTGCCACCGTTAGCAATCGTGTATCTCCAAATTGAATCGTTGCATGGAAGCGATCGGAAGTATCTGACATTGCGTATTGAACGTTATCAATCTGCGCGTTATACTCTCCACCAACAAAAACATCACTCCCGCCCGTTGCTGCTATGCCGATCGTTATATCGCTTCCGCCACTTGCTGCTGTTCCTATAATATTCCCAACATTGTCTGTTAACAGATCTCTATCGTAATCAATATCAAAAATGTTGATGAGGCCGATCGGGATCTGATCTTCAAGCCTAAAATTTGTATTGCGAATAACCACCCGCATATTTAATTGCGGTTGAGATCCGGCAGCAATCGTATTTCCAAGGTATTCATCGGCAACTGTTTCTGTCGTGATCGATCCATTGTTAACGATAACTTCTGATAGATAATAAAGAGCGATGCTGTCTGTGTTTTGAAGTTGAAGTTTAAATTTGGATCCCGCAACGGTTCCACCCACTAAATATGCGCTATTAATTAAAGCATCGAAGTTGATCTTTCTTTCAAATGTTTCTACATCATCACCCGCAAAATATCTTTTCCGAACATTAATTCCTTCGGGAACCCAAAAAAAGTTTAAATTTTGATCGATGCCGTACTCATATCCTTCGGACAATCCAAATAAAGTATTTAGAGCATCGTCAACGGTTGTCAAAAATTGTATTGTATCCGGCGTAAAAGTTCCCGGCGTTATCGTCCCTGTTTGAATTGGCGTATTTGGTGTAACAAAAGTATTCATTATGTCTTTAACTATTAATGAAACTTCGGTGTTTGTATAGGTTCGCGTACTTCCGGAAGTTTGAACGATCAATTTTTTAAATAAGCCAAAATATCCAACAACTTGAACTTTGATAACCTGTGGCACTCCAAGCGTCGGGATAGCATAAGAAACATATCCGCGATAAACGAGTTTTGATTTTGTTGGATTTGCGGGATCCTTTATTCGGATCTGTATATCATCCCGGGCTTGCCAATCGAATTTTCGGTAATCCTTGTTTAATGTAATTGAGCAATCGCCACAACCGCCAATTCTATTCCATGTCCAAGATACATCCGTTACCCAAGGAGTTAAGTAACTTTTAATATTGCCGTTTTTATCTCGCAACTCGACGCTATAACCTGACGCAGAAAGATGGCGTTTAGGCGTTGGTAAACCAAGGCCGATCGATAGTTTTAATGGTTGAACTTGTACCGTTGTTGTTGGCATTGTTTCCCCTTAATACCAAGTATCTCGCCATTTAAGATCAACTGTTACGCCGTTTGGCCCTGTATAAACGATTGTGTTATTGCCCGGCTGCAAAAGAATAAAGTCGCCTTCATAGTTTGGCGAATCGTCCGCAGCGTTATTGGTAATTAAAAAATCATCCGATGTATATCGATTGTCAACGATGAAAGTATTATACCCTAATAATGTTCCTTCGTATTGGAACGATAAATTGTTAGTTTGATTCTGAATGCCAAGATTCGCAACAATCGGAGAAGATAAGGCTGTTATAGAGATCTTGCATCGGGCCGGAGCATTCCCGGCGTTATTAACAACATAACCAACCCCGCTTGTTGGAACCCGCGAATCGTCATTCTCTGTTTGGGATAACCAAAACGGATAATGCGCAATAAATACGGCCTTGACGGTCATTAGGCGACGAACATTTGTAAAGATCTTGTCAAGTGAACTTAATTGACAAGTCATATACCGAACACCGTCTAAAGTGAAATTTTGTAAGCCATTTTGCAAGGCAGCCTTTAACGCATCCATGTTAGCTGTCAAATTATTAAAATCTGTCCCGGTAACTGAAATACCGACGTTGATCGTAATATAATCTCGCTTCCCTAACTCCGCAACTGAACCGTCCGTTTTAGGGATCTTATAAGTATTGACAGTTTTCGTTTCTTGAATCTCAAGGCCAGAGATTGCATAAGTACCGCCGGAATCTAATTGGAAGGTTCCAAGTTTTAACGTTACTGTATCCATAGTTTTAATGTATCCTATTAAACTCGTTATAAAGCCGACGAGAAATTTCTTCCGTTAAAGCCTGTATGTCGCTTGGCTTAGATACTGTCGGGCGATCAACTTGGATGGTAATATAAGTATCGCCTTGATTTTTTGATTGTTGCGATGATGATCCCGATAAAGATAAATCTCCACTTCTAATGGCATCCGAGAAAGTTGGCGGAACGATAATTTCGTTTTGATGAACTTGGGCAAGCATATCCATTGGAACGCTTGAGGTTCCAACGTCAAAGGATCCTGAAACACCTTTAGCCCCTGCTGCACTACCACCACCAAACCCGGCAAACTTCGATGCTCCTGCAATACCCGCCCCGGCTGCCAAAGCTGCTCCTAATGCTGCCGTTCCTGTCGCATCTGCTCCGCCAAGCGTTGCTATACTGGCAAGGATGGCTGCGGGTGTCCATGCTGCTGCGATCCCTGATGCTGCAACGGTTGTTTGCGCCATTATCGCCGTTCCAAGGGCTGCTGCAATGAGCATTTGAATACCATATTGAATGACGAAATTAACAATCGTCGTAAGCATCGCAGTACCGAATGCCTTAAATGCTGCGCTCGCGCTCTCGGTTCCTGTAATAACTCCTGTTAGGGCCGAAGTCATATTTGTTGAAAATGACGTTATAACCGAGTTTTCAAAATCTTGCATCGTCGAATAAACGGTATGATGGTATGATTGAAGCGTTTTTAATAAAGTCATGTGCGCATTGGTATTTGCTGTATCATCCTGCAAAGACTTATCACGCATTTGCGCTTCTTCTGTGCTTAATTGCTGCATTAATTGCATTTCTTTTTGATTCGTCGCTGCTGCTGTATTCGCGCCTTGGGAAATAACGTTATAGTATGCTTGGGCAGTTATTTTCCCATTGAGATACATATTATCAACAACCTTTTGAGCGTCGGAAAATTGCTTTGTTTTAATGGTAAATTCATCCTGTGAAGGTATGTTTTGCTTCATCGTATCTTGGAATCGTTTGCCCATTTCATCAACCGCTTGGCTTGATGTTTTTAAAGCATCTGTTACTGCATCGGCATCTTTAACGCCATGCGATAATTCTGTCCAATAAGCAATCTGGAATTGTATCCCGCCAGAAATGCTTTTGAACATATCCGCATAACCGCTTTTAAGTCCTTCAAGCCAAGTCTTACTGCCGTCTGCATTAGCCTTCATGCTTTGGGTTAACGCATCGATCGTTGGAGCAAGCAAGGATCCAATATTCTCGGATAGCTGTTTGCCTGATTCGCCCAACTGATCCAAGTTATCCCTTGATTGGCTGTTAACATCGGCCCATGCCTTTGCTGCAATGTTCATCCCAAGGAATGATCCCGTCAAAACCAGTAATCCTTCATGGAAGATCCTCATTTCACGAAAAGAAGATCTAAATCCTTGCTCGAAAGTTTGAGTTGCTTTATCACCTTCGACCCCGGCTTTATTGGCTGACGCTCCAACATCATCCAAGGCTGCTTTGGCTGCCCCTGACGCTTGATCGTTTAGTGTTAACGTTATTTCCAAATCATTGTCGGCCATTATTTTTTCCCCTGCTCATTGTGCCTTTTAATCTCGGCATCCAAAAAAAACATAACCTCGATAAATTTATTGCTTTGCTGCATCCATCCTCCGGCATTTGGCAGCAAACCTTTTTGAAACATCGAATGAGCGATTAACCAACCTGTTACATTTTCCGTTACATACGTTAAAGGGCATCGATTGAACTCCATTTCTCCCAATCCCCATCGTCCCGGGATTGGATGATCTCTAAACTTATACTCCTTGCACTCGAGATCGCATTTATGAAACAAGGAGATTATGAGTTTTTTTGATCGTCCTTTAACATTTGGCTTAACTTAGCTGCCTCGCGTATTAACTCCGCAAGAATGTTTGAATCTGTGATTGTATTAAGCTGCTCCCGGACAGATCCCGCAATATCGAAATTCTTAATCTCAACAACTGCCGTTGAAAGAAAATCGTAAATCTTTGTTCCTGACAATTTCAATTTGTTTCCTTCGGCATCTTTAAAATTCTCTTGCTCCTCGCCTGATAATGGACGCAAAACAAATATCGTCTTGGGATCGCTCGTATCAGTAACGCTTGAGAACTCGATTCTTTGACTCATGTTTAATCCTTTTAACATACCAACTCCTTTTGTTCGCCCAAAGAATAGGGACTTTTGTTTTTAGGTGTAAACGATGCTATATGAATCGTCGCCATTATTCGCAGCGCATTCGGCCTCTAATTTTTCAAGGACTATATTATTTGCTGCGCCGTAATCGACCTTTGCCAAGTTTGCTTGAGGAACATTTAGCGTTATCGTGTTCCCTGCTGCTTGGGCTGCTGCAATAATAATTCCCCGGGTTGTTGCCAAAACATCACCTCGGAAATTAAATGATGTTATAAATTGGCTTTCGGGATCCAATGTGATCTTTGGATTGCGATCGGTTATTTCAAAACCAACGATGGCGTTTGGATCTGAAAGACTTGGACGTTTGATAACTTTATTGCCATCGTCAAACTCGACATTGGCAATCACTAATCCAATATAGGCGTTATACGTCAACGTGCAAGATTTACAAACAGGCGGAACTTTTGCCGTTGTTTCATAAGTAACCGTTGCAGGCAAAGAAGTAACTGTTGGAGCAGCCCAACGACCCTGAAACGTCCACTTAATGACTAACTTTTTCCCGGCAGCAAAAACCAACTTCCCTGTACCCATGCAGCCAGTAAATTTATGCAATCTTCCATCTAAATAAACATAGATCGTGCAAGATTGATGATTTGCCGACGTTGGCGCATAAGTAACGCTTGTATTGGACAAGATCGTTTCAGATTGTCCGGCTGCTTTGTGCAAAACTCCTAACCTTGGGGCCGTACCTGCTGCGCCGGATCCAAGAACGGGAGTTTCAAACGTAATCTCTCCCATACGATCACCCAAGACAGAAGGTAATTTGTCGAGAGTTTTCCATTGTTCATCGCGAGCAACAACTCCAAACATTTCCTTAACCGTTACTGCCGAGGCCATGATTGCGTTGACCGTCGCAGAAGGAACGGGATCCGTATCATAAGTAACCTCGGTTATTGCAAGCAATACCGCTTTTCTAACATCCATAACCATTTTGAACCCCCTTTTTTAACTGTAAGTTAAAGCATCAAGAACTTTTAATTGAATTGTCAAAACAAAATAACTCTTAACCTCCTCGATCTTCCAAGATTTGTACCGCAAAATTGTGCAATAAGTATTCCAACTCGCCGGATTATCGAATTTTTGAATTAAAACATCCGCGAGATTTTGCAGCCTATCTTGTTGAATAATTGCGGACTCAACATTTTTCCCATAGGCTATTTGAATTGTCCATTTCTGATCGTCATAAAGAAAAGCCTGTTGACGCTCATTTTCGGGATCTTCCTGACCTGACAATCGATTTAAAATATAAGTATGCTCATGCTCCTCGGCCCCGGCACTCTTAAAGTTATCCGTTTCTTTTGATTCTGTGAGTTGTTGGGCGTGAAGCACCGCTTCTAATCCTGCCTTAACTATTGAGTAAGACATTATTGTTTACCTCGCATGATCGGATCCACTTCCGTTGTTTCTGCCGGAAGTAAAAGACATTGACAGTTATTCCCGCAAATTGTTGCCCCTGTTCTTGGCAATCCTTCGGCTTCCCATTCATCCCATGTTTGAACTTGATTATGCCTCTCCAAGCAATCATCACAAGTATTTATCAAGACAGCAATCCAACGATAGGGCGTATTAACGCCAAGATCTGCGAATATAGCATTATCTCGAGTTCGGCTAATTGCCCCCTTGGTTGTTGATCTTATCGCGTTTCTAAAGGCTCCAAAGATCCTGCCACCATTGTTTAAATCATCCAATAGATCTGCTTCAATAACCGCAGGATCCGCACCTTGGGCCAAACGGGTTTGAATATACTCATCGATCGTTACGGCTGCCTGCGATGCCTTAGAAGTCAAAAAGATCTGCATCGTTTCGATCTCTTTTGAATTTAGATCGTTGATAATCTGATCTTGTTGAGCCTGTGGATCTTGTGGATCCGGTACGCTTGTATTATCCGGCTGCGATGGCATCGTGGATCCTCGATTTCATATAGGCAATGGCGTTATCTTCCATCTCTTGATTTACCCCAAAGAATTTAAAAAATTTTGTTCCAGTTTTTGATCGGATCCCGCTTACTTGTAAATAACTGGCAATGTCATAACGATTGTATTTGATAGAAATAACAACTGCGTTTTCGCTGACAGGCGAAGCATAAAGCGATTCTATCAGTTCGCGAGTTGCGATTAACGTCTTGTCGCCTTGTCCCAACTTCTGTTTTCTTGCGATCGTTTTTTTATCAAGATCCGGGAACGCTTCACCATCAATGGTAACTTGATTCTCAATATTCTGCTGCATGATCGGAATAAAAATCCTCTCTGCAATATTAAGAAGATCTTCGCTAAAATCGAAGTCGGGAACGTGCAAATTATTTGTGATATTAACGTTCATCATTTCGCTGCATCCTCTTGGTTCTTTGTAGGATCCTTTGAAGGATCCACAACTACGCGCCGGGCATCAATTACCTTTGCCAACTTTAAACCGTCAAGATGCGCCAAAGGTTGATATTTGTCGATGATAATATTATTTACTTCCTCTGTTACTCGGCCCAATTCGTTATGCGGATTAGCGATTAACGCTTTGATATTCAAAGTTGAAAGGATCTTATCAACCTCGTTTAATACGTCTGCGTTTATCGCATCGATGCCGTCTAAATGTTTATGCAATGCCTGACTAAGCATGAACTGTCGCTTTCTGCCATTTCTTTTTAAAGATCTGGCTGCGGGCCATGCTCGACTTCATATATTCAACATGACCAAGGCAATTCGGATTGTTTACCGACGAATTAATCGCATGATAATATTTCCCAATTAAAGTATTCATCCCCGCAGCCCATTGATCGATACCCTTGGCCTGCATTTGCATCCAACTATCAAGATCCTCGTATCCATAGCCCGGGCCATAGGATTCATCGAATCGGATCTTCTCAAAAACTTCTCTGCGATAGATCCCATAATAAATGCAATGCCCATGATGAATGCGAACGGGATCCAATTTAGAACAATAACTCTCATGGTGTTCGTTTCTAAAAGTATTCTTGCGATTGGTAAACTTATCCGGGAAAAAACCGATCGCCTTGCATTCGGGATGCGTATCTAAATAATTCTCAAGCATATTGATTGAATTTGGAACGGGAATAACATCCCCGTCGATCAAAAAGATATACTCTCCTTTGCTTGCATCCACTCCTTGATTTTTGCCTTTTGAGATCCCGAGATTAGTTGGATTTTTGATTGTCGCAAGATCTTGACAGCCATCGATAGAACCATTGTCAACGATAATGATCTCTGCTTTTTTTCCCATCAACTCTTGCTTTAGGATCTCAAGCGTTGCGTTTAACGTTGGCAAAGTGTTCCATGTGAGAATATTAATTGATAGTTTCACGATCTTTGTATCCTCAATGATGTAACGGTTTGTTGGGCTTCGGTTCCCCCCTGAACTCCACCGCTTGAATCTTCATCGTAATCAAGGGCCAATGAACTAAAAGCGTTTTCATATAATTTTTGGTAATCTGCTGCAATTAATCCCCATCGATCGTCCTTTTCTTCGCGCAGATCTAAGGCGATCTGATAAATGCAAAGATATATTAACGGGATCCTGATTTGCGAAGATTCCATTATTAAGCAATCACGTTTCCCGCGATCATAGAGCATTTGTTCAATCTTCTCGAAGCATTGATTAATCAAAGACGAAAACGACTTAACAACTCGATAGGTACTTGTACTATCTGGCGTTGTTGAGAATCCCGGTGTTACTGATAATGTTCCAGTTGATTGAACAAACCCGGTAACATCGCAGGTCTGGCCCGGGCCTGTACCGCCAAGGATCTCGAGTTGACCGCCTTTCCAATAATCATCACCCTCTTTTAAAGCCTTGGTATCAACTAACGTGGTTGACGTTGCGCTTTGGGCCGTCCCGGATTTCTGATAGTTCGTTTTCTTTAACGATGGCAATTCATTAAATAAATCTTCATCGGTTATAGGTATCGATAGAATGCTTAACACGCAATCAACCAACTGCGTTTCGTAATAGGTGTTGCCATTATAAACATATTGCCAAACAGCCTTATAATTTAGATCTACGCTTGGAAAAATATTTGTTCCAATAACAAACGTCATTTCGCCAGTTGTTGTATTGATCGATGCGGTTGTTTGGGCCTGAATAACCGTTTGACCATCGTTCATATAGAGCGTTATCAATGCGCTTGTTGGGATATTTGCGCAATTTTTGTCATACGTCGTTAAACGTATTGTTCCGCCAATATTTAAAATGAATTGTTGCTTCATGGTAATTCCTTCCCGACGACATTACCTCTATTCTCATAGCCGTCATTTAATGGCCTGCCACCTTTAAACTGCGTATGAAATATTGCTGAATGAAAATTATCTGATTGCTGCATAAATTGGCTCATTGAATCCGCGATCGCCGTCAATTTTGTCTGTCCATCTTCAAGATTTGAAATCCTGATATTATCCTTAATCATAAAAGTCGCGATTGCAAAAAGAGTTACGCCAACTTTTAGCCAATCACCAAGCGGTATCCCGAAAATACCTGTTTGATAGTTTTGATTATAAAATCGTTTATCTTCGCCACGATAAACTTCTTTAACTTCCCCTTTTTCGTTAACTTCTTTGACTGATATTAATTTCTTTACCACCATTTAGCCTCCAATTTAATTAAGGGCTGGCAACCCTGACTCTTTGTAAGCCCTGCCCTATTTTCCGGCTCATAATTCCGAATTATTAGACAATGCCAGCCCCTCGATGTGCTTCTGCATGATGTTTTCTGCAAAGCCATTTAACTTCAAGAGGCTTAGAGTAATCTTCGTGATGAGCTTCGCCAACTTCTCCACAATAACAATTTTTCTTTTTTAATTTTCCAGATTGAACAGCATATTCCACTTTCCGCCAAGCCTTCATTCTTTCCTTTTTTTCGCCTTGAGTTAAATAAACCTTTTCGCTTAAAATGGTATATTCTCGATAAAGATAACGCATTCTTGATTTAATTAAGTATTTTTCGCGATGCTTTAAATAATAATTCTTTTTATATTCTGCTCTTTTATCCATATCATAGCCCCGAATGAGTTTGATTATTAACCGCATTTGCTTTCGTTATTCGACGGAGAGCATTAATCTTGTTACTATTTTTGGGCTGTTGATTATGAGTTGCTATCGTTATTCGACGGAGAGCATTAATCTTGTTACTATTTTTGGGCTGTTGATTATGAGTTGCTATCCTTATTTGTCGATATACCTCAAGAACTGTTGGAACTCCAAGCGATAGCGTTAAGGTGAGAGGCGCAACAATAATCGTCTTGTTAAATGCAAGCGCGATCGCCGGATTGTTCAATAAGAAATTAATTGTTAATGCGTTTGGTGTCATTAATGCTTGCGGTGTAACACCACCAAGCAAAGACGTTAAACTTAATGGGCCAATGATTGACTTACATTCTTTCGTCGAAGTTCCTAAAGCCAAGGATGCTGTCAAGGCATTCGGAGAAACCTTTGCTTCTGTGGATGCTGTTTGAAGTGATAGTTGGGCTGACAATGGATTAGGATTTATCGCAACTGTTGGATTAACACCAACTACGCTAATTGATAAAGATAATGGCCCAACAACAACGATCTTTAATCCGGGGACGGAAACTGTAACAGGATTTAATAAAAGCGTAATAGGCAAAGATCCGGGAACATTTATAACCATTGGAATTGCGCCCGGCAGATTTAAAGTTGCCTGTAAAGCATTGGGAGAAACATTGACGATCGTTGTCGATGATTGCAATGATAAAGTTGCAGCCAAGGCAGATGCTATGAATTGAACCGTTTTAGTTGGCGCGATCAATGCCGAGGTTATGCTTAGAGGATTTGGGTTGATCGTTATAGATTTGATAGGTGCGATCAAAGATGATGCTAAAGACAAGGGCGCGGGCAAAATACTGATCGCCGGAACTGGCCCAACAACTGAAATAGATAAAGATAATGGAGAAACAGGAACATTTTTAACTGATGCTTTTGAAATACTAACCGATGGCAATGCTAAATTTCCAGATAAAGGAGCAGTTATTTTTAAAACTGAATGAGTTGTTGATGGAAGATTTAATGTTAAAGACAAAGCAGATGGAGAAATATTTAAAATTCCACCACCGCCAAAATTATCAAAAATTGACAATCCGCCTAATTCATTATCTGACCCAAAGCATAAATAAAATGTTCCTGAATATGTAGAATCGTTGGCAGATCCAAGTGATGCCCATGCCCCTGCCCCGGATTTATAGTATCCCGTTAGAACGCCTGCGATAAAAGAAATTCCTATACTATCCGCGCTTGAAACTTCTTGATTAAAAGTTCCAAGGGTTGTAAAAACACCATTATCTTGACGCGCTAATGTTATAACGTCTGTTCCCGCTTGTTTAGAAACATTTATGTTATACCCACTCGGTGTTGATGATGATATTTTTGATGGAATGATAACATCGATATAAATATCATTTGTTGTTTGTATCGTTGAAATTAAAAAATAGCATTCAATTCCCGGGCCAAAAGTAGTTTTCCAATAATTCTCACAATATCCCGATGTTCCCACTTGGGTTGTTACTTGATTGGTTACAATTTGTAAAGAATCGGCAGCAGGAGAAAATGGTTCACCCCAATTTGTTGAATTAAGAGGATTTTCATTTGCTCTATTAAAATTGTCTAATATGCCGTTAATTGGGAAACTCATTATTGAACCCCTTGATCTATAACGGAAACATCACCGCAACTAACTCCAACGCCATCAAGAACGATAACATCATTCGTTGCATCATAGCGTGGAGTTAGTCGGCGAGTTGCTAAAAATTGCAGTAAATTTTTAAACGTTTTTTGTCCAATATCGGATCCAAGGACATTCTGTATTTCTGTCAAAGAATATCCTGCATTTGTTAATTGATTTTTTATTGTTTGCTTAACTGGTGATGATAGATCGGACAGGCTATCGCTTAACAGTTTTGTAGGTAGTTGCAAATAAGAAGCAGCAATCAAACTTAAAGTATTCGATGAAGCATTTACTTTAACGATTGCTTGATTTCCAAGAACTTCGAGATAAACATATTGTCCGCCATCTGTATTGATAATTTCATTTCTGAAATCATCAATGGCACAATATCTCGTTGGTTTTCTTGCACCTACAAGGCGTTTATAAGGACAAATAAACCATCCTACCATAACGCCTCCTTATGTTAAACGGATGATTCCCGATGAAGCATATTGGATCGTGAAAGTTCCGCTTGTGATTGTTTGAACACCGCCAAAGTCGATCATGCAGATCAACGTATTGCAAGGCGTTTGGTCATACAGTACGGCAAAATAGGCAGAAAACGTTGCCCCGGCCCATGAAGTATTTGAAGCAGTAAAAACTGCTGTTGCTGCTTCTGTAATACCGTTGCCAGATAAGGCTGCTCCGCCTGCGCTGTACCCTGTACCGCCGATTTCGTTGGTTGTCGTGTAAGCGGTATCTGTCGCGGTAAACGCAGCAGAAGCCCCATACAAAGCAACCTTAATGGTATCGTTTACCATGTCATGCAATTTCCTCATTAAGTTCGCTTTGAAGCGATTATAAATGCCTGATGCCATAGTATTAATCTCCTCTCGGGTATTACGGCTTGCCCATCGTCATTTCTGGCAAGGTTGCAAGGCAAGGAACAATGCAAGTTACATCGACCCCGCCTTTGTCATTTCTTTTGCGGATAAAAGTTAAATCGCATTCGATCGTTGTTTCACCATCGCCCGAATGGATCTTTCCTTTTTGAATCCGGGTATAAGAATCGCCCGGGCTTTTAAGCAATGCTTTATCCTCTGCATCTTGAATTTCCGAAGGCTCTCCAACAACCATTTCGGCATTCATGGGAACAATCGATTCTTCAAACTCGCCTGTTACGCCATTTTTGATCTTAACCAACTGCATTCCTTTTGGAATTTCCATATTTACCCCCAAAGATTAGGCCGTTACACATCGTTTGCATTTGATACAATCCGGGTGATTCGCATTGTATATTTTCAACCTTGCTTCGGCAGCCGATATAACTGGCTGATAGTAATCCTTAAAATTCTGGATAGGATTGCCATACCGATCAAGTTTTCTTTTCATTAAATGCAAACCAATTCTTTTTGCATCCACCTTATTGATATTCTTTAAAGCCTGATTCGGCTCCAAAACAAACGGTTCACCACCGGGTTTTAAAAGATAATTGCGCGGGCATTTGATCTTTCGATGCAAAAGCCCACCGCTTTTAATTTCCCTGTAACCCTCTTGCATGGCAGTTTCTTGGCTCATTTCCTTTTCACCACTTCACTCTCTGGACGGATTGCAGCGAGAGATTCCTTACCAACGCCAAACTGCTTTTCCATAACACCAAGCAATCGATCAACCTGTCCTTCTTTGGTTGATTTATTTTTAGAGGCCCGACGCAATCTTTCAACCTCGGCTGAATCGATATATTCCTTGGTCTTTTTGTATTCCTCAATCCATGCTTCGGATGGCTTGTTTAACGATAACCTGATCCCGACTTCGTTGAAACGCATAAAGGTATCTTCGGCATTCGTAGCTTCCAAGGGGCCGACTCTCTTACCAACGTTATGGCCTGAAATATGCCATAAGAAAAGACGCTTGGGAAAATTATCCTGCACTTGGATTTCATTAAGGCCATTACCTCTAACCTTGCGCAAAGAAGCCATTTCTTTGAGCAAATTGCCATCGTTTGCGCCGGATCCGTTTTGATCCTTTGCCTCTAACTCGGCAACGCGCGCCCTTAATGCTGCCAATTCCTCTGTGTTATCAACGCCAACTTCCGGGACTTCTTTTTGTTTAGCCATTTGATTCCTTTCCCACCTTGTTAGGTGTGCGGGTGAGGCCTAATGCCCCACCCGCGTTTGCGTAGAACTACCACTCGATTCCTAGGCCGAGTTAAAACTATGCAGCGTTCAAAAATTCCATTTGATCGCCCCAGTTATTTTTGAGGATAGCATCACCCCAAATAACTGAACCTGTTACCTGCCAGCCTAAATTCGGGCCGTTAAACAAAACGTCAATCCGGAAATCACGTTTAGGAACGGATTTGATCGAATTGCGGGAAAACGCTGCGCCGATAGCGTTGCGGGATGTTGCTGCAACGTTAGCATCGGCATACAAATCGAACCCGAAGATCCGACCCGCGAAACCGTTACGCATAAAATCTTCGCCTGTGCTTCCCTGTCCGCCTGCTGCTGCATAGGAGAAATGGGAACTATCTGCAACGTTGGCGAAGAAGTTAATCAAGCCCTTGCTTGACCAGATTTGGCCGGGATGCAAAACAAGATTGTAAGGCTGTGGAGCAATCTTGATGCGCAGGAAATTATAGGCGTCAAACAAATCCTGCGGTGTCATCGCGGTATTCGCTGCACCTTCGTTTTGGGTAAATGAAGAAAACAACCCGCACAAAGTTACGTCTTTTGCGGTCATAATCGATTGCCCGATCAACTGGCCCGCAACCGCCATAAGATCATCAACCGTACCAAGAACGGCGATCTCTTTTAAGAATACCGTTGAACCCCAAACGGAAACTGTCGCATTGGAAGGCGACCCGGTATATAACCCGGAATCGATGGCCTGATTAGCCATCGTATCATCGTTTTCTGCTGTCAACTTCGCGATGATAGGTGTTGAATGAACTACGCCCGGCCCCGGGAATGGATAAGGCGTTACTAACGGCTCAACGATCCCCAACTCTGTCATTTCTAACAGAGCAACCGACACCGCCGTTGGAATTGCTTCCGTCATGGTGGTTGTGGTTGTTTCGTTTGCCCCGACCTCGTTCAAGGCCCAAAGCAAATACAACTTAAAAATTTCTTTCATAAATCCTCCTGCGTTGAGAAAAGTTTTAACGAGCAACCTTCCTGGCTGCTAACATCGCGTTAATTTTTCCCTTGAGTTCAGATCTTAATTTCAGATCTGTGCCTTTACAGGCTTCGGCGTACTTCACGTTGAGGCTATCAAGTGTATCCTCACCACCGCCCCCGGTCTGACCTGCCCCGGTTCCTTCACCCCCCGAACCTGCGCCACCCTTGAAACT